TCTAAAGATAAAATTTCAAAAACAAGAAATAAAATAAAAGTTATTCAAATGACCTTACTTGGTGAAGTAATTAAAATTCATGATTCAATTTGTGAAGCAGCTAGGTCTATCAACGGTTATGACTCTAATATTAGAAATGTTTGTTTAGGTAAATACAAGCAGTATAAAGGATTCAAGTTTGAATTTTACGACACAAAACGACAATAAACAATATTGATGGAAGATAAACTTTTTAATATATATTTTCTATAAGATTAGATTAACGGCAATTAAATGGCACATTGAAGAGTTTCGGCTCAACAAATTAAAAAAATAAACGGCAAATTATGGAATCAAAAGCGATTTTATTTAGTGAACAAGAAAAAGTGTTTAGAGAAAGAACGGGTAAAGACTTCTCAACACTGTATGAAAAATATTACCCAAAACTAATCTACTTCACATCCAAAATGTGTAATGATCCTCAAAAGGCTGAGGATATCTCAACCGATTCTTTTCTGGTTGCTTTCGAGAAAATCGAAAAGTATGAAAAAGAAAAATCACAATTTTCAACCTGGCTATTTACGATAGCAAAAAATTTAGCACTTCAAAACATTAAAAACGAAAAGAAAACTATGTCACTTGATGTAGAGTTTGATGAAGAAGGAACTACAATGAAAGACTTTATCCAAGAGGATGAAGGAGACTCATATCTTCATGAGATATATGCTAAGAAGGCTGACGTTATGAAAAAACATATTTCTAAATTAAAGAACCCTTATAAAAAGGTTATTGAAATGAGAGAAATAGATAGAATGTCTTATAAGGACATATCTGACAAATTAGATCTTAATTTATCAACGGTGAAATCTCAAATTAGAAATGGCAGAGCTATTCTGATAAAAGAAAGTAAACAAGAATTTGATGAAATAGATGAAATGTATCTATAATATGTTTTACATCGGTAAAGATGATAGTTGGTACAATCGAGATATCCCAATTGAGGGATATCTCGTAAACAACTACGAAATATGGCCTTCACAGGTTGTGTTTGCTATTAATCTTAAATTTATAAACTTGGTCTTATTTAGACCTAAATTCACAAACAAACTTAAACTATTAAAAATAAAAAATAATGTCTGAAATATTAAAATTACCTAAGAATCGTGACTTATTCCTTACCAAACAAGTAGACCAATCATCTATCGGTGAGCTAACTCAAAAAATCATCGAGATAAACAAAGATGATAATCACTTATCAAAACTATACGCTGTATATAATTTAACCTATAACCCAGAACCAATTAAAATTTACATTGACTCATATGGTGGTCAAGTATACCAATGTTTTGGATTGCTTTCTGTAATGGAGAGATCTGAAACTCCAATCCATACAATTGTTACTGGTTGTGCTATGTCAGCTGGATTTATGATTCTTATATCAGGACATAGAAGATTTGCACACAGATTGTCAACTCCTCTTTATCACCAGGTTTCTGGTGGTGCTATTGGTACTGTTAAAGAGATGGAAGATAAATTAGAAGAAAGCAAAAGACTACAATCTCAATTAGAAGACATTGTTAGAGAAAAAACAAAAATAACTAAGAAGAGACTTAGAGAGATTTTTGAAACACAAAAAGATTGGTACATGACCTCCAAAGAAGCTGAAGAGTTAGGAGTTATTGACGAAATACTTAATTAATATGAATATAGAAATTCTTGGTAGACAAGCAATAGATAGAATAAAGTCCGAATGGGGTTTACCCAAGAGAGGCTTTATTGCCGGTGGATCATTGGCTAATATTATCTGGGAGTTGGTTTCTGGGAATAAAGCTATAGTAAACGATATTGATGTATTTGTATTTGGTAAATTAGTTGAAAAAGAAGATTCTGAAAAAGAAAGCTTATTTGATTATAGAGAAAAAGAACTAAATTACTATGAAGATTATACAGGTGTATGCTTTACAGCAGTAACCAAGGATTTCTATACCATATCTGAATCTACAAGAGATGGTATTTTTAATACTATTCTTTATGACTCAAATACCAAAGACCCATCACTTGTTTTAAAATCATTTGATATAAATTGCACAAGAATTGGATATTCAATAGAAGAAGATAAACTATATTGGACAATCGACTTTGAAGAGTTTATAAAAACTGGTGATATGAGAATTTGTAATATAATGACTCCTTCTCACACCGCTATTCGATTGGCTAAGAAAAGTAAAGAACTTAATGTTAAATTAGATACATTTGAGTTTGAACTTGTTCAACACACATTGAATAGGAAGTTCATGGATACCTTAAAGACTAGGTTCAAGGAAAGATATTTTGAAATGTATAAGTCAAATGAGGAATTACTTAAACCTTTTTTTAATATAGAAAGAGATTCTAATTTGGAAGCTTTTGTAAAAACCACATATAATGTTGAAGATAGTTTATATTATTTGGAACCTATTAATAACATAGTCAGGGAATCAGATCCATTTGATGATTTATTTACCATAACAAGTATAAAAAATATATTTGATGATGATAATCTTATGTGGATATTCAGATCAAACGACTTCCTATTCTATATGAGAAACATATTCGGTAATAAGGAATTGTCTGATATATGGAAGGATATTTATTACTTTTGGAAGGATGATGAATATATTGATAGAGAGGTTACAAAAGAGGATATAGATTTACTTTCCAAGTTTGCTAAATATGCTCCAAGTTCTATAAACAATCTAAAAGGAATGAAATTATCCGAACAGATTAATATAATTAATAAATTTTTGGATAAATTCAAAGATGATCCAATTATAGCTATATCTATATTAGAGAATATAAAATTAGACAAGGATATAGTATTGGATGACCAGATGGCTCTATTATTAGAATTATCTGTTAGAAAAGAAATAATAAATGATACAAGAGGTAAAGTTAGGAATATATTAAATATTGGAGGAGAACCACCAATAGATGTTATGCCGTTCTAAACTTTTATAGATTTATATTATATAATAAAAAAATATTAAAATTATGATAGCTTACGTTACTGAATTAACAAATGATAATTTCAAAGAATTCGTATCAAATGATTTAGTTCTTGTTGATATATGGGCAGTTTGGTGTGGTCCTTGTAAAATGATTGCTCCTATTGTTGATGAAATTTCAAATGAATACCAAGGAAAACTTTCTGTTGGTAAATTAGACGCTGATGCAAACAGAGATATTGTTACTGAACTTGGTGTTAGAAATATACCTACCTTACTTCTTTATAAGAATGGTGAGTTAGTTAAAGATGCTGAAGGAAATATAGAGAAACTAGTTGGTTCTATTTCCAAACAGAAGTTAGTTGAATTTGTTGAGAAACACTTATCCTAATGGACAACATAAACTACATTTTTGACTTAATTCAAAAGTCAGATGTTACTCTTATTGGTTATACATATAGAGTAGAGAATATTAAAGATGAAATTATTTCCAAAATGCCATGTTATAGATTGGGGGAAATAAATTCATCTTTTTCGTTTAAGGCATATATGAGAGATATAAAAATTAATCAAATTCTTGATGATTTAGCTTATTTCAAATATATTGTTTTAGATATTGCTGATGTTAGAGTTAGTAGTGATGATGGTGTATTAAACCCATTGAGTCGAGTTAAATTGATAGAACGTTTGATATCAAATATCAGACAAGATAAGTTATGTAATGAGGCTTTTGGTAATTATTTAGGTTCAGACTTTGATGATCCAGAAAGTCACGTTGAGGAAAAGTTTGAAACCCCTTATAAGTTAATTATTACAACTCCATTGTATAAACAACCATCGAATGAACATGATATTAAAAGCTTCACAGGCGGTAGTAAGTCATTGTATATGGCTGATTTCGCATTTGTTATAAAAGAACCTAAACTATTAACCAAGTCAAACATAAAAGTAATTAAAAACAGACACGATTATGAGAGAGATAATATTTCTCTTGATGGTCTTAAAGAATATAAATACAATGAAATTAGCAACAAATAGAAAAGCATATTTTGAATTTTTCGTAGTAGAAGAATTCGATGCGGGAGTAGTACTTATCGGAAATGAAGTTAAATCTATGAGAAAAGGTGATGTTACTATTTCTGATTCATTTGTATATTTAAAAGATGGTGAAGTATGGGCTAAGAATGTAAAAGTAGCTAGATACAAACAATCATACGCTGCTGATAAACACGATGAGAGTAGGGATAAGAAATTACTTTTAAGTAGGAAAGAAATAAACAAAATTGAAAAATTAACACAAGATAAAGGTACAACTATTGTGCCTCTTAGTATTTTTACATTACATAATAAGATTAAGATTAAAATTGGAGTGGTAAAGGGTAAGAAACTTTACGATAAAAGAGAGACTATTAAAAAGAGAGATGTTGAAAGAGATCTCAAGAGAAGTATGTAAAAAATAAATAATCAAATGGATCGAAGTAAAAAACTTGAAGAAGTTATAGATAGTTTAGAAAAGTCAACAACAGAAGAAGAAATAGTTAAGAACCTAACTAAAATAGTTAAAGGATTTAATGTTTCTCTTTATAAGAAAAGAATCTTGTCAAATCCATATTATAAATCCTTAATATCTGATGTTAAAGATGAAGTTAAAAAGGAAATATCAATTATTAGAGAATCAATTGTTGAAGAGATAACTGAAATTGATAATGAGATAAGTAAACCAGATAACAAATATCTTGATAAATTAAAGGATCTTAAACGTGAATGTGTCTCCTTACTATATGAAATAGATGAACGTGAGAAAGATATAAATAAACTTATCTAAATAACGTATCAATATATTTATCTAAATTATTCAAAGATTCGAGAACTTGAGTTCTTTCTGATTTACTAGTTCTGTTAAATCTACTAGTTGTATCACCTATTTCTCCATAAGAACCCATATATTGCATGTGTTCTACCCAATCGATATAGAACTCACTTTCATTTTCCATTATTTGTTTAATAGACCTCATTTTATAAAGAATCATCTTCAAGTCTGCTATTGTATTAACTGGTAACTTTGATATATTTTCTGTTATTTTTTTACCTATTTCAAAAACCTTATTACATATTTCAAGTAATTCTAATCTTGGATTGGTTCCATCTCTGAGTGTCCCAAATCTACTATCATTTTTCTCATCTTTGTAATATTCTATTAAATCAGTCAAAGTACCTGATAGTTTATTCCTTTTTTTAGATGATTCATTATATAGTCTTTTATATTTATCAAGCACATCTGTATAATACTCTTCAATATCATCATCAGTATATTCATCTATATCTTTATGTATAGATATCAAAGAAGATAAATCAGATATAAAATCATTTAGACCATTAGTATATCCTAATCGTATTGATAATAAAGCAAATTCTCCTTGTAATAACATTGTTATTACTTTGTTTAAGTTAACAGGATTAAATTCATTTTTACTTACACCTAATTTATTAAGTAGTTGAGAAGTATATTTCTCTATATTAGCCCTTCTAACATCATCATCTGACATTAATCTAGAAGCACCTTCTCTAGATTCCATTCTTTCTTTTGTTTTAACAGATGGTTTTTTATATTCAGAGTTTATCATTTCATCAAAATTTAGAATAATGGCAAAATCAGCTTCTTCTATTCTTTTAGGTTCTGATATAGTACCAGACCCTTGATTACCCCAAGATGTTATTTTACCATCTGGACTTACTGGTAGATTGTAATCAAATGGATTTATAGCTTTAGAAGAAACTTCTTCTTGATAAACTCTAAGTGGTTCATCATCATAAATATACTTGTGTAATTTCTTATGATCGATTTTAGGCTTTCTAGGAGTACCCATACCCCATGAATAAGTACCATATTGTCTCCAATTACCATCATATGGTGCACCACCAGATTCTATATTTTGTATTCCAAATATTTGGCCTCTCTCATCGTCTATCCATATAGTCGTTTTTCCTAAGTCACTTAAATCTGTATATCTACCAACATACATTACACAAACATCTAAATGATTTAAGCTAAAATAATCCTTTACTGGTATAAGTTTTCCTTTATTTTCTAAAATATTACTTGAGAGTATATAATTTATTTCTCCTTCGGTAAATGGTTCATTTATTTTCTGCTCCTCAGAACCTCTTTCAAAGTTAACCTCTTTATTTCCTACAGCACTATATCCAAGATATCCTTTTTCAATTGAGAACCAGAATTTAATATGTGAAACACCGTAATCATTTTTAGCTGATTCAGTATTTCTAAATAATAGAGCATCTTTCTTTGGCATATAATCCATCCACTTATCATCAATAAGATCAATTGGATAATCATATTTATCTTTTATCTTTTTAAGTCCTGATAAAAAGCTATTTCTTTGTGATTTACCAATCTTTTTCTCTATGAATGATAGAGTTTTAGAAATAGTACCAGAAGAGAAAGCCTCATAAACTAGTATGTGTTTGAATTTTTTCATAGTAATATAGATATATATTAAAATTCGTTTTTTTATTTTAAACTTTTCTCCTATATTTGTATAAATAATTACGAAGTTAGATAGTCAATATGAATCAATTTAATTCATGCGTAAAAACATCACAGACGTAAGTTTGTGTGAGACTTCTAATGTTTATTGTAGTAAGTAGCTGTTAAATAAGTTAATATCCTTAATAAAGACAGTGAACTACCCTGTACATACTATATATGATATGTAAGGATATAAGTACCGATTGGTGTTGGTGATTGGTACTTCAAATATAAACGATAAACCCAGCACTATGAAGATTGAAAACGAGCAGAATGGTAACACTGCTCAACCAAGGGATAACTAGACACGATCGAAAATCCTTTAAGAGGTAAGTCCAAGTGATTAGATCACTAAAAGTTAAGGTAAGGTTATAGGCTTTCGACCATACTTAGCAGAAGTTCCAACAATCTTTTATTGATTGAAATAAAGTTAAAACAAAAATAAAATGACACTAAAAGAAAGAGTAAATGCTGACTATATAAAGGCATTTAAAGAAAAGAACACAGTTGTAAAGAATTTACTATCAGTAGTAAAAGGTGAGATTCAAAATGTTGAAAAATTACCTGCTAATGATAAAGACTGGGGTTCTCTTAAAAATTCAGAAGGTATTTTTGACGCTGGTGTTGTTAAGATTCTTAATAAGACTGCTAAGTCTTTGAAAGAAGTTAATGATGAAGAATCAAAATTACAACTTGTAATTGTTGAGTCTTATCTACCTAAATTGATGTCAAAAGAAGAAGTTACTGATAAAGTAACAGAGCTTGTAAATTCTGGTATTACCCAAATTGGTTCTATTATGAAAGAATTTGCTGGTCTTCAAGTTGATAAGAAAATGGTTTCAGAAACTATAAATGAAGTAATTAAGAAATAATGGCATTAAGAAACAACGGAATAATTACCGAAAAAGAATATGTTGGTAAAACATTAGAAGAAGCTACAAAGTATGCAACTGATGGTGGTTTTACTATCAGAATAGCTGAAAAGGATGGTACATCATTTATGCTCACAATGGATTTCAGAACAGATAGAATTAATTTCAGAGTTAAGAATGGGTTAATAACAGGAGTTTTCGGGGGATAAAAAAATATTTCAAAATATTTTTGGCAGATTAAAAACTTCTTCATACATTTGTAATAGAAATAAAAGTTAAAAGAATTTTAAGAAAAATTCAAAAATAGTAAAAAGGGACAAAAAAAGTTTAATATATAATACAATGAGAACAATAAATAAACATAAGCATTTTAGTAAATCAAACAAGTGGTTTAGAAACCAAGTGTTCGGTGCTAAAGGCGTATTGCTCTCTGTTAAAGTAGAAATGTAAAAACAGAATAACAATATAAGGTCTTAAACCCCGAACGAACAGTTCGGGGTTTTTTTATTTTCAAGTGGTTTAACACATAAAAACAAACAAATTTTATGAAAACAATTATGATTATCGAAAATGAAATTCAAAACCTGAATGTGGTTAAAATCGAGAATATTGATCAGTTTACTGATAAGTATCTTGGAAAAGATGGAGTAATTCCAAATCTGTATATGACAATTGTGTCAAAAGAGAAAGGAATAAATTCATCAGATTGTTTGAAGATGTTGATGGAATTAAGATATAAGTTTAACGTAATTGTTAAAGAGTATAAATCTAAGTTTGATTGACTGAATATATGGTGTCGTTAGTGTTAGCGGTAAGTGGTGATTAAGTTCACTCAGCATGTAACCCTGTGAAGGTTATGGCACGGGTTCGAATCCCGTACGATACCCCTTGACTTTTTTGACTTTTTGAACTTAATATATAGTTAAACGAAAAGTCAAAAAATGAAAAATGAAAAAGTAAGGTATTACTTTTTATATAAAACAACTAATAAGTTAAATGGTAAGTTTTATATAGGAGTACATAGTACCACAAAAATGAATGATGGATATACGGGTTCTGGTAAAAGACTTAGATATTCAGTAAGAAAATATGGAAAGGAGAACTTTGAAATTGAGATATTAGAATTTTTTGAAAATAGGGAACTTATGTTTGAAGCTGAGAAAAACCTTGTTAATACAGATTTGATTAAAGAAGAATTGTGTATGAATCTAAAGGTTGGTGGTATTGGTGGATGGACTAAAGAACAGCAGATTTTGAATTCTATTAAATCAAATGATAGAAAGAAGTATCTAAGAGAAAATGACCAAGATTGGAGGGAAAATGAAAGAATTAGAAATATAGAGAATATAAAGTCTTCATATGATAATGGTGTTAGAGAGAAGAGACAACCACTTAATTGGACGGGTAGAAATCACAAAGATGAGACTATTCATAAAATGAGAAAGTCTAAAAATAATGGATGTAGTAATTCTCAGTATGGTACAAAATGGATAAGTAAAGATGGTAAGATACTAAAGATAAAAGAATATGAACTTGAATCATATCTATTAGATGGATGGATACAAGGAAGAAAAGGAGCCTAAGCTAATCAGGTGAAAGCACTAGACTGAAAATCTAGGGAGCCCGGATCGATACCGGGAGGCTCCACAAAATATATGGTGTATGTAGCTCAATCGGTAGAGCGTTGGTTTGTGGAACCAAAGGTAGCGGGATCGTAACCCGTCATTCACCCTAGTTATGGGACTATTTTATAATTTTTATCGACTTGGCACTTTTCAAGGAACGTAATAAAATTAATTTGTGGCAGTAGCTGAGTTGGTTCCGAAAGGTTTAGCGCTTGGTCTGAAAAACCAGAGACATCGGTTCGAATCCGATCTGTCACACAAAAATAAAATGCACTCGCTCATTGGCGTGACCAGCCGGTTCCAACCCGGTAAAGCGTAAGCGTGGTTGTAGATTCGAATTCTACCGGGTGTGCAAAAAACAAGTAGTGACTAAGAGGGTTACTTCGCTTTTAACGACAACAACACTCTCTTGATATTTCTCTTGTTTATACACGCGATACAGACAAGGTGTCGGTCAGGTCTCCAAAACCTCGATGGGTGGGTTCAATTCCTACATCGCGTGCTGATGTTCGTGTCTTTTTTAGATGTTTCGAACTTAATATATAAAAGAAAATTTTGTATATGAAAGAGGAAATATTAAAATTAAGAAATGAAGGAAAGAGTTATAGTGAGATAAAAGAAATATTAAAATGTTCTAAATCTACAATATCTTATTATTGTAGTAGTGGACAAAAAGAAAAAACAAAAAATAGAACAAGGAAAAGGAGAAAAAATTTAATACTCTTTAAACTTGAGGGATTTAAAAATAGAAAAAAAGAAAGATATGTTAAAGAGAGTGTAAGAAAATTTCAAAAAAGAGACCTTAGTGTAAAGGGACAAGTCAATAAAAATATTGAGGAGACATTTAGCTGGGTTGATATTTTGAATAAATTTGGTGAAAATACTTATTGTTATTTATCTGGTGTTGAAGTAAACCTATATGAAAACAATTATAACTTTGATCATATTACACCAGTTAGTAGGGGAGGTAATAATACTCTTACAAACTTGGGAATACTACACGAAAACGTAAATAGAATGAAGTCTGATATGACACCTGATGAATTAATGGAATGGTGTAAAAAAATATTAGAATTCAATGGATATAAGATAAGTAAAAATGACTAAGATAAAGATTAAAAATATGAAAAGTAAACGTAAATATAAACGATAAGTAATAGTTCCACCAGTTTATGGAATTATTACAACAAAAATGATTCCGTAGCTCAATTGGTGGAGCACCTGGCTTTTAACCAGGGGGCTGAGAGTTCAAGTCTCTCCGGGATCACAATAAAATGTGTCCGTAGGTAAGTGGCTTAAACCACCAGACTTTTAATCTGACGAGAGAAATCTCAATCGTGGGTTCGAATCCCACCGGGCACACTAAACATAACAATGTTTCTGTCGCTCAGCGGTCGAGAGCATCGGTCTTTTAATCTGATAGAGGGAGTTATCCCCCATCGTAGGTTCGAATCCTACCAGGAGCACAATAAAATATGACTCCGTCGCATAGCGGCGATTGCAACAGACTCTTAATCTGTTTGATTAAATTCACACCGTGGGTTCGAGTCCCACCGGGGTCACAAAAAAGAATAGTTATGAAATATTTAATTGGAATCCAGCCAACTGGAAGAATACATATAGGTAACTATTTAGGTTGCTTAAAGAAAGGACTTGACTTACAAAATCAAGGACATGATGTTACTTTTCTAATCGCTAACTATCACTCATTAACAACTGATAGTTATACTGATGAAACTGAGAAGGAACTAATTAGACTTGGTTGTAAAAATATTAAAAGACAAACTCCTGAATATACAGAGTTATTTTTCAAACTTTGTTGTAAGATAAATTTGGCAACATTACAGAAGATGCCACAATTCAAGGATAAGAAAGGTACTGTTGATTTTGATATGGGTATTTTATTATATCCTGTTTTAATGACAGCTGATATTATGATGAATGATCCAGATGTTGTTATAGTTGGTAAAGACCAAGTTCCACATTTAGATTTGTGTAATGATATTTCTAAAAGAGTTGGTGGGAAAGAATATAAGTATGAATTTGGTGATGTTGATAAAATAATGTCTTTAAGTGATCCTACTAAAAAAATGTCTAAATCACTAGGTGAGAAACACGTTCTCTATTTATTTGATGAAGACTACAAAAAGAAAATAAGAAGTGCCAATGCGAATGAAGAGGGTTTAGAAAATCTTAAGAAACTTGGAAGAAGCCTCGGAGTCGATATTGATCAATATACACTGAATGTTGAATTAAAAGATGCAATTGCTCAGAAGATGGAAGAAATTTTTATCTAAAATGAGAAAAAACGAATTTTGGACTTAATATATAAAGTATGAAAAACGTATTTAATTTTGCAGACTTTATAACAGAGGAACTTAAAAAGCTTCCTACAACTTACAACTTCTCTAAGAGTGAAGCTGAAGATAAGAAACATGATAGACTAGCGGCTAAGAAAAAAGATGGTCATGCTTGGAAAAAGAATGTTTCTAAACACGGTAAAGAATCGAAGACCGAAAAATACACTTGTGAGTGTGGGTACAAGAAAACCGTTGTGAATGATGAGAATAAGAATGTTACAATAACATTAAATAATATGATAAATAACTGGAAAAAGTTCAACGAGGATAAAAAAGAGGAACTATGGACTCCAAATGAAGTTAAAACTCTAACGGATTTAGGATTTACTAGAGAAGGTAATATTTTCAAAATGGTCGAAAAACTCACATCATATATTATTGAAAAAAATAGCATAGATAAATTTACTATTAAAGGAAGATTTCACTCATCTAGAGGTCATTTTAATCAGAGCGAGATGAAATTAAAAAGAGGTATTAATTTTAATGATATTAAAAAAATAGATAATATTCTAAATAAAGTAAAGTTGGATATCAAAAATTCACCCAGAGTATATTCCGGTAATGGATAAATTAAAAATAAATTAGGTTAAATAAAAAACAATTACTATATTTGTAGTATAAATAAAGAAAATGAAAACAACTATTAAAAATACAAGTTCGCGTAGTCGCTCGAGTAAATCGAGTGAAGTTCGACTGTATTCATAATAGGTATATAAACATATTGTGGAAACCCTCGAACTTAACTGTTTGAGGGTTTTTTGTTTTAAACATTTGGAGGTACCCAGTTGACAGAGGTACACCGTCTTGAAAACGGCTAGGTCGGTGAAATTCCGGCGTGTGAGTTGAACTCTCGCTACCTCCGCAAATGGTTCCATCGTTCAATTGGATAGGACACTCGGCTACGAACCGAGAGACTTGTGGGTTCGAATCCCTCTGGAACTACAAAATATAAGGAAGGTTGGCAGAGAGGTCTATTGCACCAGTCTTGAAAACTGGAGGTCCTTCGGGATCCGTGAGTTCGAATCTCACACCTTCCTCTAAATGGAAAAAAAACTAACCGGGGAGTTAGCAACGCTTGGAAAGCGTTTGGGTCGTTAATTCGACTGGGGATCGAGACCTCTTTTTTCCGCATAATATGGAAGATTGTCAGAGTGGTTTATTTTGCTTCTTTGCTAAAGAAGTGGGTGTAACAGCCCCACAGGTTCGAATCCTGTATCTTCCGCTACCTGGTGAGGGAGATTGCCTAATTTAATATATAGATAAAATATATTCTATTATGTACTCTTGTGATAAGTGTGATTTTTCAACTGATAGTAATAGTGAAATAGCTAATCACTATAAGTATAAACACATCGAAAAATGTGTTTCTGAATGTGAAAAATGTGGCAAGGTGATTAAATCAAATGGTGGTATGAAATATCATTTGAAAAAGTGTAAAGGACCTAAAATAAATAAGTCCAAAACTTGTGAAAAGTGTGGTTTCCTAATCAAGCAAAATTTTGAAAAACACTTCAATTACTGTGATGGTAGAGGACCAAGGAGAAGTAGACCAAAGGTTGGACTTGGTTGGTCTAAAGGCTTGACTAAATTTACGGATGAGAGAGTTATGAGGATAAGTGAAGGCATGAAAAATAGTAAATATGAACACATTGCTCATAACCATAGTAAGGAAACAAGGGATAAGCTCAGTAAGCTAATGATTGAGCGATATGCTAATGGTTGGGAGTCAACAGCTGGTAGATGTGAAAAGATAGAATATCTTAGTAAGATTGCTGGTAAGATTAAAGTGGATGGTAAATGGGAGTTAAGAGTTGCTGAATATTTAGATAAAATAGGAGTTAATTGGATTAGAAATAAGAAAAGATTTAAATATTTTAATAATATTAAAAATAAAAATTCAACATATTGTCCTGATTTTTTTGTTATTGATTGGGACTTTTATATAGAAGTTAAAGGATATAAAACCGAATTAGATGATATTAAGTGGGGTCAATTTCCATATAAATTGGAAATTTGGGACAAGAAAAAATTAATATCAATAGGTATAGACGTTAGATATAGAAGAAAAAAAATTAAGGCTAATTAGTGTAGTGTAATGGATAGCACGATTGCCTTCGAAACAATTAGTATAGGTTCGAATCCTATATAAGTCACAAAAATTTAGTATATTTGCTAAATAAAATATTTAAAAAGATGGAAACAACAAGTATAACACAAAAACCAGAAGTAACGACAGATTCGTTTTTCAATTTAGACATTAGATTTTGTAAAATCGAAGATGTTGAAGACATTTTGAAGAACCCAAAAAAAGAATTTGACCCTATTGATAACCCTGTTAAGGCTTACAAATTAACAGTCGATACAGGATTTGATAAGAGAGAAATCGTTACTAATATTGTTCACTTCCCTAAAGAAGTACTAAAAGGAACGGTTACTACTTTTATATTAAACTTCCCAGAGGCTCTTATTAGAGGTGTTAAATCAAAGGGAATGATATTTATGATTGATAATAGTCAGT